GGACTATAAGCCGCCGCGCCGGTCTCCAGATAGGCGTTAAAGTCGCCGCGCTGGGGCATGCACTCTCGATCGCAGACCGCTTACAGGCAGACGCCGGGATATAAACGAAACCCGCGCAATAGCGCGGGTTTCATGGCGGAGGGTAAGGGACTATCCGCGCTAACTTGATTTATCCTTGTGTTTGCGCGGTTTGTGTCGGTTCCGTTTTAAGGATTACCCCCGCGCGGTTACCCCTTCTCGTGTGTAACAGGTTGGTAACATCACACTTTAAGGCTGGTATATTCTTATGCCACCTGATAGACTAAAGGCATCAAAGGGACAAGCAAAAAGGCTTGGCCGCTCAGATAAAGGAGACAAAGAAAATGGCCATCTACGCAGTAACCGACAAAATCAACCTCGCAGCAGAGCTAGGCTACACGCCCGAATACATCGACGAGCACGTCGCACCCCTCATCCAGTCCGACGACGGCGAACGCTGGGGAGTAAGCGGGAAACCCCGCCTATACGCACTCAATGCCTTCCTGAACTCGCTCACCGAGACCCGCTTCACCAAGCACAACGGCCAATGGGTAATCACGGGCCGCAACCTTGAAGAAGGCCAGGCCGTGACCGTATCCAAGCGTGACGGCTCCACCTCTACAGTGATTGTGGCCGAAATCCTCGACTCAAAGGACGGCCGCCAGGTGGCACGCTTTGAAAACCAGCGCCGCGCAAGCAGGGGCCGCCGCTACTACTCACGCACCCACGGCGAATATGTCACGCAGTACGCGGACGGGCGCACCGAGACCGACTCTGGTGCGCAGATTTGGGACGAAGCCTAACAGCGGCTAAGGAGGATAAAGACCGATGAATGTAGCGCTTACAATCCGCGCCTACCGCGAGGCCCTGGGACTTACGCAGGAAGACGCCGCGCGGCTTATGGACGTGCGGCAACCCACCTGGTCAAGGTGGGAGCAAGGCGTAAGAGAGCCGCGCGACCCACTGAGCGTGATCATGGTGTTGCAGGGACTGGTTGATTTTCGCGATGAGATTTTTGACGCGATGTGTGACCTTGTCGAAGCGCAATCATCTAAGCGCGTGCAACTTGGTACTTATATGACTGATGCGGCTTTTTGGCGTAACAACGCCCGCGCCAGGGCTGAGGAGTTGCCCGCGTCGTTGCACCGGTCTGCCGCCGCGTTGTGTGCTTTTCTAATGATGGAAGACGCGGGAATCATTGTGGAGATTGTGGACGCGGAAGGCAAATAAAGATGTGTAAGTACTGTGGTCGCGATCCGCGCATGGTGGCGCGTTCTTTGAATTTGAATGATTTTTCGGCGGACGCGCTGGCCGAGGCTGTGCTGCGCGGCGAATTCGGCAACGGCATCTACCGCATGGAAGCGCTAGGCGCGCGGTATGACGAGGTTCAGGCGCTGGTTGATAAGAAGATTGACGGTTATGCGCGGCGGGTTTTGCGCGGCGAGTTTGGCAATGGCCGCGAGCGTAAGGCGCGGCTTGGGTATTTGTATCCGGCGGTTCAGGAGCGGGTTAATCAGCTGGTGCGCATGCGATAAACGGTTTGTTACCGTTTTGTTACCTGTTTCACTGGTTTACCCCTTGCGCCTAGTCTAGTAGTGTACTAAACTAGTAGACATCAAGGGGAAAGCAAAAAGGCCGAACCACTCGAAACAAGGAGAAACAAAATGTTCACCACGATCAGCACCGGCAAACCAAACACCACCGACACCACCTACAAAGTAGTAAAAGCCGGCGAAACGGTTTACAAAGCCCGCAAAACCTACGACAAAGACGCCAAGCAGTGGCGGGTTGAAATGCGCGACATGGACGGCGCAACCGTTCTAGCCGCCCACGCGGACACCGAGCCCGCGCGCGACGCGATCAACCTCGTTCTAGAGACACGTGCCCGCCAACTGGGTGGCCAGGCCGGCGAACTCGTGGCCGGCGAGTTCAACCAAATGTTCCGTGCAGCCGAAGAAATCGAGCTGAACCGCGATGATGAAACGGTTCGTCGAGAGCACGTTTTGAGGACGCTAGGACGCTAACAAGGGCCAGGGCAGGTGGGGCCATGTGGCCCTACCCGCCCACCCTAGAAAGCAGGATAATCACAAGTGGCAGACAATACAGATACAGACCTCACCCAGCTAGGCGCGCAGCTCGCTGAAACCCGCGCCAAAGAAGCTGAAATACTCGCCCGTCTAACCCAGCTCGTGCAAGCTGAAAACGCGCGCGGCATGAGCGAATACAAGCTAGCCGAGCAAGCACAAGTAACCCGCAGCACAATCCGAGCATGGCTCGGAAAGAAATAGGAGCAAATATGATGAGCCTTCAAGATTTCACAATCTACGATCCACAAAACCAAACCCGAGCCTACAAGCGGCCCTACATTGGCCGCCTAGGCACCTACGTGACTGAGCATGAGGGTGAAACCATCGCGGAATTTTTCAACCCTGAGCGCGGCATTATTATCACCAACCGCCCGCATAGTGAGCTAGGCTACATGCGCACCGCATACAAGACGATCACAGGCTATGAAGATAATCCCGATGAGCTACTAGAAAACGATGAGAATTATCGTGAGGCGTTCACGGTTTTCGCCACCTGTTACCATAACCTTCGCTGCTGCGCGGTACCTGATAGTGCGATCCAAATCGTCTTTGATTTTGATGAAGACGCCGTCGCATGGATTTTCGATGTACTCGACGAGATTTACGGCGAAGACAAGGCATACGAGACATTCCACGGGCCGCGCGCGGAATGCTACGCCATAGGCTGGTAGGACTTCGACTAAAAAAACGGTGCCCCTACTCTCAAAGTGAGGGCCGGGGCACCGTATCCCCGCAAGCGCAGGGAGCGTTTAAGTCAGATAGCTAACCACATTGAGAAAATCGGGTCATCCCCGCAAGCGCAGGGAGAACTAACTGACAGATGAAATAATAGCACGTAATGCGCAAAAAGGGGCCCCCACCCAGCACTAAACGCTAGGTGAGGGCCGTTACCTCTCAATCTTCTTCACTGTGACCGTGTGCGAGCTTTTCCAGCCGGTCCCGCACCTCGCAAGGCGCGCCTAGCTTGTCCAGCTCACGTAACGCGGCGTAGAAAGCCGTAATCGCGTGATAATTCTCTTCCAACGCCTCCCTGTAAGACTCCTTATACTTCACCACATCATCGGCGAGTCTGTCTTCTGTCTCTCGCTTACTTTTCGCCCGGCCGGTCCACCAGTCCGCCACGGCTTTTATCAGCGGACCAATAGCAGCGCCGGCGAATCCTGTGCCCAGCAATGCCGGGAGCCATCCACTTCCCAAAGGTCGTGCCCCCCCTATCTGCATCATTTCGTGAGGCCTTTGACCTCAATCACGGGCTCGCCGTGCGTCACGTCGAAAACTCGGATGCGTTGCCATCTCGTAAACAAGAACATTAAAACCACCAGGGCTAGGAGTGTGAAGCGAGTCAAACCGGCGGACACAATCCACGTGACCACGCCGCCACAACACAAAACGATCGCGGGTCTTTCTAGCTTGTAGTATCCGATAAGGCTACTGAAAGCGCCTAGGACGCCGCCCATAACGAGCAATGCTGCGTGTGTAAATTCTGCCATGTCCGCCCAATTTTTGATTGTGATTAGTCCTACCGCTAGGGCTAGGACGTAGGCGATCACCATCAGGATTGTCACGCTTTTAGGCTCGTGCACCTGCTCCCAAAGCAATTCAATAATGTCTTTAGGTGGCTTAATCCATTTAATGATTTTCATGGGCTGCCCCTTCCTCGCCCGGGTTTATCTTGATTTCTACCGCATCAAGAACTGGCTTCATCGCCGTGTAGACCACCTGCATTACTCCCAGCGCCGCGGCTATGACTGTGGCGATCTGCTGCCATGTGGCTGGCTGATAGGTAGCGAAAATGCCGATACCGACAAGGAGGAGAGTTACCGCAATGGCGATCAGGCGCTTATACGCGGATCGTAGCTCGACCTGCGTAAGGATCGCGGTTAGCCACGGCGCTATCAGGCCCGCCAACGCGGCGATGGTTAGTTCAGTTTCCATGATTATTCACCTTCCTAGCTGGCGGTTGATCGCGCGTTGCATGGCCCGCACAGTTTCAACACCCATGTAGCCGTCCACGGTCACGCCGTAGTACTTTTGCATGGCCTTGACTGAGCCGGGGCCCATGATCCCGTCAGCGGGAGTGCCAAAAGCGCGTTGCATTTTCGCGATGAGTTGGGAGCCTACCGGCCTGTTTGTCCATTCCCACCCGCTGGTTGCCGCCGGCATGTAGTCGCGGTTTGCTATCTCCTGGCTAGAAATCACGCCATCAACCGGCGTCCCGTTAATGCGTTGTAGGGCTCGCGTGGTCGCCGCTCCCCAATAGCCATCAATCGAGACCGCGCCGCCACTCGCGGGGGACGGTGTGGCCGTGGCCGCGTAGGCCGGGCGCAAAATCGCGATAACCGAACTCCAATAACGCGTCCGGCGATACACGCCACCCCCGTTGCTTTGGGAGCCCTGCCACGAGCCGGACGTGTTACCCTCAATACACGTCAAGTACTTGCCGTTGTTGGTTTCGACAATGCCAATATGATCGGCGATGCCGTCGTCGTCCCAGTCGAAACACACTAAGTCGCCGGGCGTGGCGTTGTGTTTGTTGCCTAGTCGGCGGCCTTGCTTGGCGTATTCCTTGATCGTAGACGGTACGTAGGCGAAATGGCCGGGGGCTGGCTCACGCACGCCCGCGCGGGACAAAACCCATGACGCGAACATGTTACAATATGGCACGCCGCTATGCCCAAACCATGCCTGGCCGGTGACTTCGGCCATCCACCGCCCGTACTTCGTGCCCGACGCCGGATCATTCCAACGCGAATAACCCAGCTCGCCGCGGGCAACCTGTAGAACCTTACTTGCTGTCGTCATGGTCTACCTCCTCTACGTCTGCGGGGTCTAGTTCCGGGTTGTCCATCAGGCGCATTTTCGCCTTTAGCTCCTCTGTTACTTCCCACTGGTTCTCTCCCATTGCGGGCCGTCCTTTCCTGTTTTTGGGTATAAAAAATCCCCACCCATACGGGTAGGGAAGAAGAAAAATAGTTTTGTTTATGAGAATTTGGTCAGTCTCCAGCCGACCTTCTTCAAAAACCCGGTACTTCCATTAAAAAACTGTGCTACGCGCACTAACGTAACTTTTTGGGAATCTTTATGTAGCGCGGACTGGACGAAAGTAAAAGAACTGGAATGCATCGGGAAGTACTGGAAACGCCAACCCTCCGGCGGAGTGTACGGATAGGGCATTTCTATTGTTCCCGCATGGACAGGAGGCGATGAGTAGGCAAACGAGAACTCCGGTACGTCCTGCACGCCACACGCCTGATACTCCACACCACCCACAACAATCGTATTCTCCGTTGCGGTCTTAGTAGGCTCCGGCCTAGCCACGCCAAGAATTGTTGCCCGCCTGTTCCATATGAGCACCAGCACGCGGGCACCCACAACCGGCACTGTAATCGTGCCTACACCTACGATTGGTTTCGTCTCACCGTCCAAAACTACTTGCAAGGGATCTAAAGAAACTACTCGCCCCCACCTGAAAGCAGGCATTAACTCCACCCGAGCCGACAAGCTAGACACTGTCGACACCAAATAATCCAAGCCAATCACAAGTCCACAACCTCTCGAACCGTAGTTTTAGCAAGCGCAGTAGGGTCCAAATCCATCGACCACTTCTGCACTACTGCCCGAACGCTAGTCTCATCACGAGCAAACAGGACAGCATCACCAGGATCCACAGGCACTGGCAAATGCTGGAGCATAATATTGGCGACCGGGCTTGACCGGTAGATAAGGCGACGCTGAGCAAGCTCATCCAAAACTTTTTGTGAAGAAGCCTCCACGCCTGTTTCCACATGAGTTATCCACCTGCCACGAGCTTGGAAGCAGAAGGGCGATGCTGGGTTTTCGTTCAAAGCTGTGGCAGTGAGCGATGGCGCGTTCGCGTCCTCGCTTTGGGATACCAAAATAATTTTATTCGGCACTCCTGCTGTGTCTTGATCGCGCTGCCAAGAAGGCACATGAATACTGGCTGAGCCTTTTTCAAAGCTCCACCGGATCGGACGCGCCGCGGGACGCACATACGGCTCAACACGGAACTGTCCGCCACCATCTACCCACAAACTCCAATAATTAATCGACTCTAATAACGCGTTAATGATGGTCAATTTGGGTGTTCCTGCTTCCCAAACCATGTTTCCAGACGCTAAAAGCGCGCCCCCACTCGGCTCAGTTACCGCGAGGCGAGTCTCTCCAGTAGATTCGATAAGCTGCTTAACCGTCTCAATGATTGACGTGCCGGCCGCTACGGAGTACGCGGACTCCACGCAATCCTCATCAAGTATGGCGAGCTTAGAAAGCAAATCGACTTTCCATTTACGAACCTGCCCGTCCGTGCTCATAGTCGGTGCTGAAAGTAGCCACACGCCAAGCGGGATAGATTCGCCAGAATGCAGTTCGTACTTTATTTGGACGCGGTCTTTAAGGAAATCTATGTTTTGCCCTCGGCCGAGCAGTTCTAGCTGGCCAGAGCCGCGAAGCCTAGTATTCTGAGTGAATTCCACGCTTCCACCGGTCACCCCGTCAAGACGGGCCTTCACCCGATCTTTATAATCGAGCAGGTTAACGCTTATTTTTACTTGCCTGTGTCCAGTCCAAAGGTTCATGCTTCTACCTCCTCGAGGTTGAAAGACACTGTCCAAGACGATCCGCCTATAGTGCGGTCAAGAGATGGTGATGACATGGCCCCGTAAATAATGACTCCGTCAGGATTGCGGTAGCACACTGCGCCTAGCGTGAGGGCTATGCGGTCCACGTCTTTCCACGTACAAGTTTGTGGATCATCGTCAAACAATTTGGCTTTTATTTGCCAGCTACGGTCTATCCCGTCCCCATCTACAAGCACGCGCATTGTGCGCCCGGCGAAACGGTAGGTGTGTCTTTGAGCGAGCGTCGGTGTGAGTGATAATTGCGGATCGTACGGGAGTCGGATTGTGTCTGCGTATCCTGGTCCCGCGCCTATCCACATCGCGTCACTATCAGCCTGTATGCTGCCACTCCAAGTGTTGGCTGAAGGCAAAGCACTTACCGCTGTCACGCGATACAAGGTTTCTCCACGAGATAGTGCCTCGTAATCGCTGATAGTGGACTGGATTGGAAGCTCGTCTGCAATGGTCGTCCAAGTTCTTCCCCCATCAGTGCTTCGCTCCACCCGGTTTGACTCGGTAGCTACAAAACCAGAACGTTGGGACGGGTTGAAAATCTGGACCACCACTGCACCCGCTGTCTCGTCCCACTCCAATGACGCTTTAGGTTCAACCGGTTTTAAGAAGCTGGTAGTGAAAGACTGTGAGGCTGGAAGGCTCCAAATCCCGTGCGAGGACATGACAGTTACGGTCACTGTGTAATCTGATGAGTCTGTCAGCATCACAGGCACGTCTAAAGCGCTTGTAGAGCCTTGGATAGTTTTTTCAAACAGTACAGTCCCGCCCTGCGAAAGTTTGATTTTAGCCCCGGCCTGCGTTCCTCCCTGCGTTTGGAACATGCTCCAAGCTACATGTAGACGCGAATTTTTGTATGTAGCTTCCGGACTGAGGATGGACACTTCTGGAGGGGCGGCTACGTAGAATGTTGCGACTGTGCTGAAGGGGCTTGCCCCCGCCGTTTCATTAGGCTTGTATGCGCCCCACGTGCGTACCCTCCATTCCCACGGCCCCTCACTGAACGACAGCGAGCAGGTGTCCTCCGCTGAAGTTTTTGTTGCACGCCGCGTCCAGCTCTGGCCCGGCTGGCGGGCGTAGATTTCATATTTTGTCTGCTCGGACGAATCGGCAGGGTTATGCGCCCACCACAATACAGTTTTGTCACTGGAAGACACGGAATCCCCATTAGGAGATACCACTGTAGGAGCGTAAGGAGGCGCAAGAAACTGTACCGTGTTAGAAGGTAGCGACTTTTCAGAAGCTAGCTTAAGGCCGGCGCTTACAGCGGTAGCAGTCGTATTTTCAGCCCATGCGACTACACGATAAGTGTGCGGCACAGTTTGAGCCGGATTCGAATGCGTCCACTCTCGTGCCGATCCCGGCGCAGACCCAATTTTCGTGTTCCCGTCATACACGTCAAACGCCGTATAGTAGTTATCCATCGGCGGCACAGTCCACGAAACTTTCACTCCCGTGGCCTGGCGCGCGGCCGTCACACCGGATGGCGGCAGCGGGCGAGTACTAGTGTAAACAGGTGAGGACCGAGTTTGCCCCGCACTGTTGTAAGACACGATCCGATACCACGCGGACTCTCCAAGGGGAGCCTGAGTGTCATCCCACGTGGTCGCACTCCAATGCGCTGAACCTACCTGCTTATACGTGTCCGCCTTGTAATCCCAACGCAGAATTTTCACGCCCGACCACGGTTGCAGACCCGCCGCACTGTCATAGTCGGTAGTCCACGACAGTCGATTCAGCCCGTCGCGCTGCCACACAACCTTAGGGTTCTTCGGTGGCCTAGGAGCCGCATAGCCGCGAGCGCCGATAGTGATAGAACGTGAGACTGAGGGTGTGCCTCCGTTCCATACTGGGCCGGTGGAAGCGTTGAAAGATAGTGTTTGGGAGCTGGTGGTGGTGCTGACGGTGATGGTGCGACGGCCAATTTCTTTTTGCGTCCAGGAGTTGAATGCGGAATAGAAGGAGTAGCCGATTGATCCGGAGACTCTTCCGCCCATTCGGAGTGTGTCGTTGAAGTTGTGGCCGTATCCGGTGGCGCGTATGTAATAGATGACTGTGATTGACACGCTTGTGGTGTTTGCGCTTACGGTTCCTGGGCTTTGCACAGTGTCGATGCCCAGTTGTAGTTCGCCTGATGCGCCGCCCCATGTGATTGCCATTTCTTATACTCCTATCGCGTCCCGCATGCGGGGACGTAGTCCGCGGTCGAAGAAGTCTGCTACGTCTGCGTATTTTCGTAGATCGTCTGCGTTAAAAGACACGTGCACTTCGTACGTGTCACCAGCACGGGGCTGGGGTGTGAGCTGGCTGGTATTCAGGCTGGGCCCGGTAGTTACTGACGCGCTTACAGGCGAGAGCGCGAGATCGTTAGTGAAGCCTTGTAGCGTGCGTTTCACCCCCGCGTACTGGTCTTCGAGGCCTTGCTTGAAGCCTGTCATGACTAGCTCGCCGGACCCGTAGAGGATGCGGGCGTCAACCTTGGCGGGGCCTTTCCAGTCTGGAAGCCAGGAAGTGAGTTTACCGAGCGTGTCTTTCACGCTGCCGATCAGGCTGTTAATACCATCAATGAAGCCTTGAATCACGCTCGCACCAGCGCTATATAGTAGGGACCCGAGGTTGCCTAGGGCGCTGAGGATCTTGCCTGGGATACTGCGGACGATGCCGAGCATTCCGCTCACGCCGCTAGACACGCCGCTCTTAATCCGACTCCACGCGCCAGTGATGAAACTAGCGACAGAATTCCAAGCTGAACTCCACAAGCTCGACACTAGACTCATGCCAGACTGGACAAAAACCTTAACCGCGTTAATACCAGCTGTGACAGCGCCACTGATTGTGCCCCACACGGTGGAAACAAAACCGCTAATCCCGTTCCATACCGCGTTCCACACCGAGCTAATCACGCCCAGGACTGTGCTGATGATCGTACTGACAATATTTATGTACGTGGTTATTACGGTCGTGATCACTGTCCACACGGTCGTAATAATCGTTACGATCCCGTCCCACACGGACTGGAAGAAGCTTTTAATGCCCTCCCACACGGTGGTGAAAAACTCGCTGATCCCCGCCCAAATCGCATTCCACGTCTCAACAAACCACGTGCTAAACATGGTCCAAGCGTCAGACAGGAACTGCCACGTCGTATTCCACGCCTGGCCAATCCACGCAACAAAACTATGGAAAGCATCTACTAGGGTTTGCCATACCTGGCGGCCAAGCTCCGTTTGCGTGAAGAAGTAAGCCAGGCCGGCCACTAGTGCGCCGATTGCTATGACTAGCAGCATGATTGGGTTCGCTGCCATCACCGCGTTAAACAGCACCTGCGCTCCTGTGGCGATGGCAGTTGCCGCCTTTTGCGCCAGCGTGACAGCCTTCCACAAACCAAACCCTGCCACTAGAGCGAGGATTATGCCTGTGAGGGTCTCACCTACGCTGTTCATCTGGAGGATTTGACCGACAACACCCGCGATAGTGCCTATCAGGGAGCCGACGATGGGAGCGAAAAACGAGATTGTGTCCCACACGGTTTCAAGCATGGGAATCAGCACGGCCAAAGCGCCTTTAGCAAGCTCCCATATACCACCCGCTAGCGTGGATACCCAGGACAGGTCAATCCCGCTGGAGCCATCAACCAAGCTGGTGATGAAGTCGACTGCGGCGGCAGCGGCAACACCGATCTTTTCACCCGCTGTTTCAAACACGGGGCCAAGAAGGCCGCCAAGACTATCAACCACGGGGATTAGCTCGTTGAAGGAGTCGCGCAGCGCGTTCAATACCGGGGTCATCGCTTCCGCACCAATCCTGCCTAGCGCGGCTTTGATGTTTGCCCATGCGCCCTGGAAAGTCTCACCCGCCGCCAATGCTGCACCGCCAACACCTTTTTCCATTGCGCGTTGGAAAGTAGCGAAATCAATCTCGCCCCGGCTCACCATTTCCGAGACCTGCTCCGACGTGACACCCAGCTCATCACCAAGCATCTGCAGCACAGGCAGGCCGCTAGACATGAGCTGGAGCATGTCATCACCTTGCAACTTGCCGCGAGCGGCGATTGATCCGAAGATCGCACCAACGTCGGTCAAGGAGCGTCCGGTGATTTGGGATACGTCTGCCACGCTTTTTAACGCGCCGTCCAAATCTTTGCCGGCTTGTAGGCCTGTAGCGGATAGTGACGCGGCTACGGTGGCGGCGTCGCCTAGGCCGTAGGCTGTGCCTTTCACGGACGCGAGGGCGCTGTCCATAATGGCTTGCACGCCCTTCGTGTCATGGCCGAGGCCTACTAGTTTGGCTTGGGCGTTTTCGATTGAGAGGGCGCGGCTAATACCGCCATGTACGGCGATGCCGGCTACGGCTGTGCCAAGTCCTGCCATGGTGCCCGCGCCGATCTTACCGACCTTTTTCAGCGCTCCACCTAGGCCGCTCATGATCTTTTGGTGCGCGGTTTTGGATGATTTGCCCGCCCCAAGGTCACCCATCTGGGAAGCTACATCACGCTTGAAGCCTTTCATTGATGGCGCGATTTGAATCCACGCCGTACCAAGATCAACGCCAGAAGCCATGCCACATCCTCACTATCTAATTATTCGTAAACGTTTATTGTCTGCTCATCCACCGTGTGGCCTTCGCCTCAGCCGCCTCACGCCTAGCTTCTTCCGCGTCACGCCAACCAAACTCCGGCGCGCGCAACGGTTCGGGCCGGCCTTGCCGCTTCCCACCAAACGCAGACCACAAAAGATCGGTGACGCGGTTCGTCAGTGCAAAAACCGCCTGGGTCTCATCACTGACAGAAACCGCGCCACCCATCTCGCGATACAGGGCGCAACCAGGAGACAAATTACGCGCCAGCACCGCCGCTCGGCGCAGCGACAATCCCCCACAGAAAATATCGCCCAGGGCCAAGCCGTATTCAGATTGGAAAGACGCCTCCAACGCCTCCCAATAATTGGTTGTGAGGTAGATGAGCGTTAGGAGTTTCCCCGCCCCACCTCAGTGAACAAGTCGCTCATCCAATCAATCACGCGCCGCAACGACAGTTTGCCGTTCTCGCCGCGCAAAGGGGATAGGGCCTCGTCCCGCTCAGTCTTATCGGGCCACATGGCCGCAATGAAAGGGAAAGGGTTGCCTTCATTGAGGGCTTCGAAAGCGTCGTAGTCGTCGAAAAGCTCCTCAGTCAACGTCACGGTCACCCCGTCCACGGTGACCGTCATGCCTTCCTGGCTAGACAGGGCTTCGCGTTTTGCGGCGTCCTTTGCTTTGGCCTGTTCGGCCTTGCGTTTGGATGCTACGACTTTGCGGGCCTTCTCGGCCTGCTCACTATGAGCTGTAGTGTCCGTCAACCTAGTGTCCTTACTTCTTCATGCCCGGAGCGTTAGTAATCACGTAGTAATCACCAAGCACTTTAAGCGTGTAGTGGTAAGCGCTGATCTCACCATTCTTGAAAGCCAGGCCCTCACGCTCACCCAGAGCCAAACGGGGAAATACGTAGCGGAACTGGACCTTAGTATTCGACGTGTCATACAGGTCAATCACCGCGCACATAGTTTTAGCGGTGCGAGCGGACTTAGCCTTCAGACGAGTCACGCCCTCAGCACTGCCCGAGGCTTCTTCCGCGTCCAGGTAATTCAGTACGGTCTGTAGCTTGGACTCGAGAAGCGCTGCGGTGAAGCTTGTGGTGGATTCGGACATGTAGGACTTGACCACAGCATTGCCCTGGAAGCCTCGAATATCCTCGGTCGAGTCATCAAAGGAGAATTCGATGCCGTCATCTGATAGCCAGCCCACGTCTTCTAGGCCGGTGGGGATAGCTTTGTCTAGGGTGTCGATTGCTTCGAGCTGGGTAGCCAGCTCCTGCGTGTAGAGACCGAGGTAGACAGTGTCGTTGTCGGAGCCGAACATGTGCGCAAAATCAGCGTTTAGCTTAGCCATAATAAAGGTCCTCTCTAAAAGGGTTGTTAATCAGTTTTGGTTTGGGGTCTTACGGTTACTTGGTAGGTGGTGGTGGCGCGGGCTTGCGCCGTGTCAGGGTCAGGAAATTCAGCCGGCGAAGTGCCAGAGACCACGCCAATCAAACCCTCACAGTAGGTGGCCTCATACATTGCGGTATCAACCATGAGCGCCAAAGTCATAGCTCTGGCTGGGGTTTCCGCATAGGAATCAATCGTTACTTGACTAGTCTGCAAAACCCTGCTGTGGCGGCCCTGCCCGCCGGTAGCAATCACCCGCACAAACCTAGAGGGCTTGCCCGCCTGATCGGGGCGAGTAGACACAACAGGCACGTCCAGCACGGTTTTAAGCCAGTCCATCACGATCAGCTTCACATCCACAGGCCTATAAGAAGTCATATGCGAGTCCTTCCCACAGCGGTCTGGATCGTGTGATTCTTAGCGTTTTCACGCCGCGCCGCATAAGACTCCGCCGCCACATACCCGCGCACACGAGTACCGGTCCGAATGTTCTTAGTGAATTCGGCTCCCGCGTTTGCGTGTACCGCATCAGTCGCACGCGAAACCACGGCCGCTGTAGGCCCGCCCTTCAGTAGGGACTGAATGCCCGCGCTATTCCATTTGATCCGCACTTTACTCAACGTTTTTCACCGCCTTCAAAGGAACCTCCAAACCCAAAGGCCACACTTTAGGTTCGCCCTCCACTTCGTACTCCCAGCCGCCAACAATCAGCTTGTCGCCGGCCTTAACATCAGGGTGCTGGCCCCGCCAATACACGGTCGGAGCCGTAATGACCGGCATTGCACCGGCCTGTACCGGCTCCAACGTGCGGCCAGGCGCAAACAACGCGGGAGGAAGATCCGCCAGAAGGCGCTGGCCGGGCAGGGTGTCTCCGTACTCGTCCACCCCGCCCGGCTCCACACGCACCTGCACCACCGGGGTCAACCATTCAGCTCGCATGATCTTCACCTGCCAAAAGGTCGATTTCGAAAGCGCCGTGCTTGATCAGGTCGAGCTGGAGTTTTTCCAGCCGCGTCAAATACAAATCCCCTTGCGGATTCGTATAAGACACTTGCGTCATGAATGGGCCCGTCTGCTCCTGCATAGAAGACACTTCACCCACGTCAGCGGCGAGCATCGCCCGGCGAGCCACCTGGCAAGTAACCCGCCTCAGCAAGCCCTCCCCCAGGTCCTGCCATTTAGGCGTTAGCGTGCGGATCAGGTCAGACGCGTCCTCCAACAAAGCCTGTGCTCTACGGGTCTCATCGCTTGACAGTCTGCGCCAGCGTGCTTCCAGGTCTTTCACGGTTGCAAACGAGCCCATTCACCTACTCCTTCTTACTGGTTTTGCGTGCTGGCTTGGGTTCTTGCCAGTCCGCTGAAAGCGTCGCAGCGGTAGCCTCATCCACTACCACTACGACGCCAGTTTGTTTGTTGACTAGACGGCGCATTAGGCACCGGCCTTAACCACGGCGAAGCGATCAGCGAAGGCGTACCAGCCGTACACAATCTCAAGACGCAGAGCGACCTGGTTCTTACGCTTAAGGTCGCCCTGACCGTCCGGGTCGCCGAACTGGATCAGCTCGACAGGCAGTTCGCGCTGCACACCCCAACGAATACCGTTTTGGAAGTCACCCACGATGGCGCGGACCTTCGTGTCGGTGGCTTCTGGCGTGCCGCTAACCGTGTCGCCAACAGCTACGGGAAGGCCGAGGAAGTTCGTCACGTCCGTGCCAAACCCGAGCTGCGGGTAGCGCTGGGCGGAGGTAGCGCCCGCCCCGTCCTTAGCCTTGAGGTTGGACAGGTCCCAAGCGAACTTCGGGTCAATCGCCGCACCATTCACACCCCAAGACGGGGAAGCATTAACCAGCAGGCCTACAGCGGTGCGGAAGTCCTCATCCGCATCCGCCGTCGCCTGCTCCACGGTCTTAGAAGTGGACAGGATGTAGTTGTCCCACGTGCTGATCGCCTGACCGGTCAGCGGGTTAATACGGTGGAACATGCCAAGGTCCAACGCGCGAGACAGGGCAACCTGGCCGGCCTCAGCAACCTGCGAAAGCACTTCCAGCTGGAAGTCCTCACTAGCCCACACAACCTCCTCGTTAAACCGCATGGTTACCTGGGCCTTGCGTGGCTTTGCCGTCACCGAAGTGAAACCAGCCGTAGTGGAAGACTTTTCCGCCCCCTGGTCCACAAACTCGGCCTTGGGGAAGTCGTTGAAGACGATAATGTCGCTTTCACCAAAACGCATTGGCTGACGCTGGGAAAGCTGGGCAACTAGGGACGTGGTGCGCGCGGCCTTGACCATCGGGTCAGAAATCTCGCGCGGCAAAAGTACCTTCGTGTTCTCAGTAGAAAAAACTGCCATTTTTGGGCTCCTTAACTATTGGAAAGAAAAACTTACTGTTTACCAAAAAGCCGGCGAACCGCCTGCACAGCCTCAGACACCTCACCATTAGGCTCAGCGCCTTGTGAGGGAACAACGGGCGCAACCTTCTGACCCGCGGCCCACGTTTTGATCTGCTCGGCGTGTGCTTTAAGTTCTTCCTCGCTCGCCCCGCGCAGCATGTCAGCTGGCACGCCAGCCTCCCTCGCCACAACGGTTTTAAGCTCGGATAGTTCGCTAGCTTTCTTCAACTCCTCAACCACACCCAACGCAACGTTTAGTTCTTGCTTGGTGGTGGCGAGTAGGCCCTCGGTCTCCTCTAGCTTCTCGGCCTTAGCTTTGAAGGTGTCGTAGTCCGGGTATTTTGCTCGCTCACGGGCGAGCCTTGATTCGATAATCTTGTCGAGCGCTTCTTGCGTTGTGATCGCTTGAAAGTCGCTTTTGTTTTCCGTGTCTGCCACGTGTGTTTCCTTTCCGTTTAGGGCCCGTCGGCCATTTTTGGGGTAACAAAAACCCACCCCGTAAAGGGTGGGAAACTTTTTGACTGTTATTCGCCGTCTACCGTTTTCCGTTTTGGCTTGTAGTTTGAGCGTTTCACGCCTTCGCCATCAGAAAGCGAATCCGCATACATGATGCGCATCTGCTGCGCGGTTTCACCCGGAGTTGGAGCACGTGTAAGGCCAGCCTTTTGGAGCTCAGCTTGGGCCTGTTTGCGCGCCTCCTTGTATTTTTCCTGCATCGCGTCAGGATCATACCCAGCAATGCGGGCACTACCCTTGCCAAACTCGGGCACGATCTGGCAGTCACAATTCTCATGGAACTTGTCGCCGCCCGCACTGTCCCCGCTCTTATACGTGAACCCGTTGGAGGCGAGCATCATGCAAAACGCGCAGGTTTTCTCACCTGAGGGGACGCGCGCGTAACGCGGCTTGGCTGGGTCACGCCGCGCGTTGTAGGCAACCGTGTCGCGCGCCTGCTGCTTAACCATTTTTTCAACAATCCCGTTAAGCGCATTGAAAACCTTGTCCCGCTCCACCTGTCGGCGAGTTTCATCCGTCTCCCACAGGCCGCCAAGACTGGCGCGCACAACCTCCCCCGGCAAGCCAGTAGCTGGGGGAAGCGTCGCACGATACGCGGGCAGGCCAGGAGTGGCGGCCCTCAACTGCTCGTACCATTCCAACGCGGCCACAGCTGCCATCTGCCCGTACTTTTCAACCAGGCCAGGCACGGCTTGGAGCAGGATTTCTCGGCAGGCTTCTGGATGGGCGAATGGTAGGGTTGCCCAGAGTTTTTCAAGATCACGCCGGGCAAGCCGATAGGCGGCGTTGCCGGCGTCTTTGATCTTGTCCACGTCCTTGCGTGTAACCACTAGGCGTCCTCAGCTTCAACCGCTTCTGGTTCCGCGTCTGGTTCCGGCTCCGGCTCCGGTTCCGACTCTGAAGCGGTAAGGAGCTTGTCCAGCACACTCTGCGCCTGGTTGCGTGCCATTTCCGCGCGCATCTGCTCAATCTCCGCCTGGCTAAACCCAGCCCTACGCATCCCCACCGTGGTATTAGCCGCCTCCGGCAAAGCCTGACTAATCTTGACGATGAAGTCGGACGCGGCCTGAGGAGACACATACCTTGCGGGAGTCCAATTCACCGCCAGCTTCCAAGAATCGGCTGGGACCACGCTCGTGTTATCACGAACCATCACCACGTCCTCAACCAAACGCCGCAGCTCCGGGGTGAAAACACGCCACTGGTACTCAGCCTCATCCGAAAGCGCATACTCTGCCGCCTGCATCGCCTCCGCCGACGCGGGGTTATCGGCAAACAACCCAACGGCCTGCATCGGCAAGTTCACGGATGAGCAGAAGTTTTGCGCTAACTGCCTGTACATCGATAGGTGCGGGTCCATGCTCATTTGCGGGAACTGCCCCAGGTGCGGCTCCGTGCCTTCCTCGTTCAAACCGACTGCGAGGATGCGGCCCATGATTGCACTCCATTTACCGGCATCCGCGAAAGCATCCTCACTCACCCCGGTAAGCCACCGTTGCGGCGTAGAGAAAAACTCCGCTGATGTCTCGGTGCGAACCAGGGTGCGGATAGCAGCGTCAGTCAAATACCGCACTTCACGCGAAATACGAGACCGGCCAAAACGGCGATCCAACTGCGGATCATACGTCAACACGCGCACAGGAACACGCCCCAACCGGTGCGGGGTAACGCTCACAAGCCACTGTCCATCCACATGGTCACCCGTGACAATCTTGTCCATGAAGAACAAAGTGAACGAGCTAGGCACCAGAGTAGACACGAAAGGCACACTAGTAAACGGCTCCACACCCGTCACCGCGAGCGCTGCTGACAGTGTGCGTGTGCGAGGGTCAAAAATGCCAGTAGTCCACCTAGCGCTGCGCGCTTGGATCATCACTTCCGGCTCACCCGCCGAAGTATCACCCGGCAACACGGTAAGGAATGCACAGCCATGCTTATAGGCACTGTTAATCGCCATGGATAGTTCAGACGTGAAGCTAGAGCGCTCCAGGGTTTCAGACACTCCATACGGGTCTAGCGCGCCGTCGAGGGTGAAGCCTTCGAATTGGTGTTTACGCGCGAGCGCGGACACGGCTTTTTGCGGCCAACCCAGCGCGGCCTCCACGCTACGCATTTGCGGAGGGATGCTAATCCCTAAGTCGCGAAACGCGCGATGCCCGTCATAGTAGACATCTAGTAGGTCGTTTTTCGCGGCTTTAGCGTGGATGCGTTTCCACATGGAGGAAAGCGCCGCCTGTTCCCAGCCCGTTAGCCCCTCAAGTATGGGAGCGCTGTTTGTCATAGTATTCTCACTTCCTTACCCCGCCCCGGTTTGCGCCTACTGGTTTTCGCCGCCCAAAACGCTAATGTCACTGCGTCCAGTAGCGCTACTGTTTCGCCTTCTGGCGCTGTCCAGCCAAAACCGCCTTGCCCGCCAATCTTCCTAAACAACGCGTGCGACACTTGCCTGTCCAATTCGGTTGCGCCTGCGTGTTTTACCGCGTGGTCTTTAACTGCCTGGTAGAACATGGCGTGCGCTTCGATTGCCTGGCCAACATTGGGTGTCCAAATAACCCTTGCGGCCACGCCCTCCGCGCGTAGCCGGTCAATCAGGTAGCCTGCGCCGCTCTTGCCCTCAACCACGATCTGCGACGTGGTTGCGAGCCTTTCCGGCTCGGTTAGGAAATCAACTACCCAGTCCAAACCCGTCGCAGTATCAGCCACGCGCACGCCATCAACGAACACTGTGTCACGGTCAAGTCGCGACGCCGCGCCAACAGCCACGTGAGACCCGTCAACACTAAACCTCACCGCAAACGAACGCGCCGCCCCGCCATCAACGGTTACAGTCCTGTCTCGGCACGCCCGCCACTGCGCCGGGTCAATCGCCGCCACCATAGTGGCCTCACGATCCCACAAGCCCAACGCCTCGCGGCGAAACGAGTCAGGGTTGGCCAGCTGCTTCTTCATTCTCAGCACGGACTCTTTAGAAGTACGGTGAGGAAAAGAAGGGTTAGCCTTCGACACCTGATGCCAATCCACGCCCGTGCCCCACTTCGCCGGGTCCGTGTCCTCATCCGCGCTGAACTCGACATAGAAAATGTCCGGATCGCCCTTCAAAGCGTCGGCCCGCATGTTCGCGAATGCCTCGGACGGGTCCTTCAACCTCGGCGGCGTGCCCATGAAAAATGAGAGCCCATCTGGTGCGGCGTTTAGTGCTGGGACCATGTCGGACAAGGCGTTCTCGCTCAGGATTTGGGCCTCGTCGAAAACCATTACGTCTACTTTGGCGAAACCGCGACCAAAGCCAGACTCGCGCGAACCAAACAGGATGCGTGAGCCGTTCGTGAATCGTACTTCCTGCTGGCCGTTAGCCGCGCGCACGAAATCCACAAACGGAGCCACCTCACGCCGCCTACACATGCTTTGGAATGCGGCGAAAGTTTCGCTAGACGTGCGCGAATGGTGCGCCGTCCAAATCACCAGCAAATCCGCCTGCAACACCGCGAGCGCGAACACGATCCAACCGATCGTGTAGGTCTTGCCCGTCTGGCGCGGAATCGACAACACCACCCCACCAACACCGCAAGCATATTTACCGTTCTCACGCTTACCCAGAGCAACAGTGCCAATACCTGCCTGCCACTGGTCAAACCCGATCCCCATCCGCTCACACTGAGCAGCCACAGCGGGAAAAACCGTGGTCTCAATACCCGCCGGCAGGTTCAGCTTGGAAGCGCACTCAGATAGCCTTGGCATCGAAACCGGCCACAACACTCAAACCAGGACTAGAAGCCTCTTGCTTATCCTGGCCAGCGTCCTCACTCGCCCGCGCCCGCTGATAACGGTCATACACCTCAACAAACCTAGACGTGAGCGGCGGCAAATCCCGAGTCAAAGTCTTCTTATCATCAATCGCAACAGCCAAACGCTTCGCCAACAAAGCGAAAACCTCGGCCTCACTACCAGCCTCAACCGCGGTACGCACCAAGCGCGGAGCGCCACGCCGTGATCTAGCCTCACCGTTCAAACTCATCCGTTTCTCCTTCAAAATTAATGCGAAAAACCAAGAACCCACGCGAACCGGCAAAAACTAGGGGTAAAACAAGAAAAATGCGGAAACAAGCCGGGGAGATATTTCGCTAGCGCCTTGGGGGCACCTGGCCGGGGCGGGGAGGGGCACACCCCCACTGGGTTTTACCAGCCGGATTCGGTTTCGAAGTTGCGCCATTTTTGGCGAGCTTGTTTGCGCGTTTGTTGTTGTGTTGCTCTGCCGCGTTTTTGGTTGCAGCGCCTGCAAAGGATGCGTAGGTTTTGCTGCGTGTTGTCGCCGCCGTGTGACCATGGCGTGATGTGGTCTGCTTCGGGGCTGTTGGGTTGGAGTGTGGTGTTCCAGGCGAGGGGTTGGTGGCAGTGTGGGCAGTGGGTTTGCCCTTGGTTTTGTGCCCGGGTTTTGGCGGTTTGGCTGGCTTGTTTCCAGGCTCTTGTGCCGGTTCTTGAGGTGGCCACTGTGCCTCTTGGGTGTGCGAGTGGGGCAGGCCCGCGTGTTTGTTTTGGTTGGCCTGCCCCACTTTTTGGAGTCTAAATTAAGTTTTGGCGTTGCCAGTTCATACTGTTAACGCCATGCGTTAAGCATATCACACGTTGGGGACATGCGTGTCAAGCACGCTTGTTGTTGCTGGTGATGGCTTGGATGATTTGGGCGGGTTGGTAGTGAGCGCGGTGGGGCGTGCCTTGGTAGGTTACTTTGCCTTTGTCTCGCAAGTGTTTTAGTTGCCGGTTGGTGAGTTTGATGCCGGTGAGCATGTGCACGTATTCGAGGGCGAGGGTTTTGCGCATCCAGGCGTATTGTCCTTGTTCGCGTAGTTCTGCGTTGGCGTCTTGCAGGTCTATGAGCGTTCCACACTCACCGCATTGGAGGGTTATGCGCCCTGTGGTGGTGTAGGTTTTCTGCCCGCAGGTGGGGCATATGGTGAGGTGGCGTGAGGGCTGTCGGTCTATGGTGGTGGCGAGCCGGCGCACACTGGAGCGCAGTAGATACCAGGCGCGCTCCGCGTCGTGGGCCCGCGTGAAGTCCGGGGCGTGCGTGGCGGTCCATTCGGCAGCGGTGATGATGGTGGCGGGGCCTTGCATGCCGGTTAGCCGCGCGGCCTCCACCACGTCATCTTCAATCAACTGTAAGTCAGGCAGTAGGGACCACAACACCCGGTCGCCGCGTCTGATGCCGGTGGGCGTGCCGTCTACGGTTTTTGACCCTCCGCCTATGTGGCGCAGCGCGTCCTCATACAAGCTAGGGATGCGCCGCGCGGTTTTACGCACTTGCACAGCCAGCACGGGGTGGATGGCGTGCCCGTCTGGCAGGGGCCGTCCCGTGACGGGACAAACCTTGTCGGTATTTGGTTTCACTGCTTATCCTCCTGTCTGTCTTGGTCTAGTGCTTGGTTGATTGCCCATTGGAGGGCAGGTCCTTCATAGTCGAACTCGGGATCAGACTGTGCGGTTAGTTCGATGTTGGTGGTGCCTGAACGCCGGTAGACGCAGGCGATCCAATGGGGCTCGCAGTCTTGCCAGTGTGGGACGGCGGCGGCGTAGTATTTGTTTGCGCAGCGTACGAGCAGGCCTTTGCGGTAGGTTTTTCTGAACTCGCTGAGGAACTGCACGCCGGACAGGTCTGGAATCATGATTACTCGCTCTCTTTACGTGGGTAGCAGTTACCGCAAAAAATGCGGTACGCGCTCCCGTTGGTTTTGAATAAGCTCGCGGTTTTAGTCAGTTGGATTGGCTTGTGGCAGCAGGCGCACTCCATTTCAATAACCGCCACTTATTCGCCTCTTTCTTCTAGCCAGGTGATATTTTCGTGCAGTTCGGCAAGGTGACTCATTGCCGCGTATATGTCGTCTGTACATGTGCCTGTAAACACGCTGTATTTGATGAGCTCTATTCGGTCTTGCTCACCAAAGAATGGGCTGTTAATCTTGGCGATCTTGTCGATTGCGTTTACGAAGTGATTAACAGCGTCTATCGCTTTTCCGCCGAGGCACATGGCCTCGCTTAGAGCGTCGCTTACTTTCTCCATCGGGTGAGTTCCTTTAGCGTTTGGGGTTGTGTCGTTGCCTGGTCGACTTTTTCTAAGATGATGTCGAAGCATTCCATGGCTCCACCGGCCCAACCGGTGGCCCAAAGCAAATGCTTTTTAGCTTCTTTACTTAACGCAGAGTCTGCGTTCCTAACCCTGCTTAGCGTTTCTTTCAACTGGGCCGCAGTGTTTTTACCGTCTGTGATTAGCGCCCGTATATTCTCGTACTCATCACGTAAACTCGCGCTCACTTGTTCGCCTCTTTCTTCTTGTTGAGCATGGCGGGCGTGAAAGTAATAAACACAACCCGCCGATCCGTCTGATCTTTTGGCGTAGCGTTGTCGAACAACTCCCAGTCGTTTTGTGCTGGGTTGTGGATTGCTCGGCTCATAATCGTGTAACCCTCACGCCTAGCTTTAGAAACAAGCGTGCTCACCTGACTAAAAGTGAAAAGCACATCATCCACGCGGAAAGCCTGGCCAGGCGTGAGCGCTAGTTTTCGGCGCACTGGGGTGGGGAACACGCGGTCAAACAATGCAACCTGGTTTCCTCCCCTACCTTGGGGGAGGCTCTTAACGGGCGTCAGTTTCATGTCTTTTGTCTCCTTGATTGCTTGGTTTGGTTATTGGGGTCTGCTGCCTGTCAGCAAAGCCACCAAGTCTTGAAGCGTCATAGTTATCCACTGGTTGGCAGGGTTCGCGTTGCCGTGACGCTTGTGGGCGATGATGCCAACCTGCGCGTCGTCGTTACCGCGCTCAATCTCGACTTCATGAGCCCAGCCGGCGAGGTTAAGGCGAGCCGTGTTCTTGCATTCAACAACTATGCGCATCCCCATGTGTTTCAGCCCGGTAATGTCACCACGGTCGTTAACCCCGTTCTTAGTGCGCCGCTCGACCCGGTCATCAACATGCGCGGCCAAATACTCGGCCACCTGTTTTTCAAACGCCGATCCGGCCGCTTTAGCGCTAGTCCGCGAGCGCTTCCTTGCTGTCACTGTTCGCCTCCTTGTTGGTTGAGGATTTGTAGTGCGTAGTCTTTAAGGATTTGGCTCACTCTCGCACTTGTTTGTATGCCGGTAACTTGGTGGTCTGATCCGGGCGTGAGCTTGTCAAGGGTTTGGATATTGTCGGTTAGCACTCGGTGGATTACTGGGTCTAAAGTGCCCGCCGCCAACAGTGTGGTGATCGTTACCGGCTTGTCCTGGCTAATGCGGTGGATACGGTCTTCTGCCTGCACCACGTTGGCGGGAGTCCAATCCGTTTCCACAAACAAAGCATCCGAAGCGCGCGTGAGAGTGAGCCCGGTTCCTGCGGCAATGATTTGGGCGATAAGCACGTCTACTTCACCTGCTTGGAAGGCAGAGACGGTCTGATCTCGTTGTTGTGGTGGTGTGGCTCCGTAGAAGGTTCGTACCCGCAGGTTTGGGTAGGCTTTGCGGCGGGCTTCGTGGAGGGCTTTTTCTAAACCTAGGATCACGTCAGTGTGCACAGCCCAAACAATAAGCGGACGATCATTAGTGCCTTCCACGTGGTTTGTTATCCATTCGAGCGCGGCCGGAATCTTCGCCAAACCAGTGCCCCTATGCAACTGCGAAACCAAGGGGCGGGACTCTTTTGCCCAATCATCTACCGCTTCCAAACCGTGAGCATTAACGTGGGCTAATAGTTTTTGCTCCACAGGTTTGAACGCGGCCCGCAACTCCTTATCATCAACGTCAACAAACTGTGTACGCCTAGACTTGGCGGGCAGCTCGGTGAGAACCTGCTGCTTAGTTCGCCGCACCCAAACATGCTCATCCAAACGCCGACGCAAATCATCCAAACTGTCCTGCTTGGGATCGCGCCCTCCCCAAAAATTCTCGACCGTGTAAGCGTCAATAAAGTTTTCTGGGAAATGATGCAACTGGCCTAACATGCCCAAAGTCGGCAGCAGGTCTAAAGGGTTAGAAACAATCGGCGTGCCAGTAAGAGCAATAGTGCGCTTACAAGACTTCGACAAATGCCAAACCCTGCGCGTGCGCTTCGCCTGATAGTTCTTCAACCGGTGCGACTCATCAACAATCAACAAATCCCACCGCCGCTTAGACAAATCGTCTAACAGTTTCGGCCTGGCAGTAATCAGAGTGTCCGAAGTAACGACATACCCGACTTCGGGTAGGGGTGGGGTGGTTTTGTCGTTGGCGGTGATGGTCGTGAGTTGGCCTGGACGCGGCGGGGCTAGGTGGTCGAGTTGGTTTGAGTTTTTGATTTCGGTTGCCCAGTTGGTGATTAGCGCGGGTGGGCAGATGACGATTATGCGTTTGGCTTGGGTGAGTCCAGCCGTGAGGATGGCTTGGATGGTTTTGCCAAGGCCGGGTTCGTCGGCTATCAGATTGTGGCCTTGGTAGGCGGCTTTCAACGCGCCCTGGATTTGGTATGGATATGGCTGCGGGGTGAACCAGTCAGTGTCTTGCGCAGACTCGTCACAGTACGGTAAGTACACTTTTTTGCAATTATGAGCCGCGTAAGCGTAATTAGCCTCTAATTTCGCCTTTTTCGTGCTTTCGTTTGTCAACTCGGAAAAAAGTGTACTAAGTGTACTGTCAGTGTTTTTCTCGTGAGATTCTGCGGAAAAGTTCAGTACACTTTGCGGGCTAGAAGTGTACTGAGAGTGTACTTTCTGGCCTAGAAGTGTACTGCTGCATGAGTGTGAGCAGGTGGCGCTCTCTGGTTCAGTACACTTTTTAAGTACACTTTCGGGCAGAGACTGTACTGTCATTTTTTGGGTGTTCACAGTGCTCCTCCTAGCTCGTTCCAGGCTCCGGGGTCGTCTATTTCTACGTCGGGTTTGTATAGGGTGGCGTTGGTGTAGTAGCGGACGCTATTGCTCACGGCGCTTTCGATTTGGAAGCGTTTTTTAAGCTCGCGCGTGAACATGTGGCCACTCAGTGGTTTTTCTGCTTGCTCGTCGCACCATTGCTTGTAGCGACGTTTCACATCTGCTTGTGGGGTGCGCACGTTGTCGCCGCCTCCGATTTTTATTTGTTCGGTGATGAAGCGGGCTAGGCTGTCTTCTTCTTCGGCGTATTCCTGGCTGGCGGCGAGGATGCTGGCTGGTTCGTTGAGCCCGTTGGTGAGCATTCGTGCGGCTCCGGTGATGATCCATTGGAGGATGCCGGGGCCTTCTTTTTCGATTAACTGGTCGGTGAGGTTGTCGATCATGTCTTCTTTGCGGATTTGGTTGGTGAAGCCAATGAGGCGTAGGCGTCGCCAAAATGATGGCCCGCCTGCGGTTACGCGGGGTTGGTGGTTGCCCATGAGGAAGAGTTTGTGTGTTGGTTTGAAGTCGTAGTGGTCTTCTCTCATGCGGCGGGCGGTGAGTTGGTCGCCGCCGGTGAGGAGTTTGACTTTGGCTTCGTCGAACCGGTCGGAGGGGTTGATTTCGCTGGAGACGACGAAGCGTAGTCCGTCTAGGCGGGCGATTTCGGTTTCGTGTGTGGTGATGGTTTTGGCCATGAGGAAGCCGGCTGGCGCGCTGCCCGCATAATCGCCTAACAAATGCATGGTGACGTCGGTGAGGACGCTTTTGCCGTTTCCGCCTTGCCCGTAGAAGAAAGGCAGAATGTGGTCTCGAATGACGCCGGTGGAGGCATATCCGAGAAGGTTTTGCATGTATTGAATGGTTTCCTGATCGCCACGGAAGGTTTGGTTTAGGAATTTGTCCCACATTGGTGTGGCCATTTTTTGTGGCGTGACGCGGGTGGTTTTGGTGTGCAGCCGAGCAGGATCACTGGGGGCGAGCTGGCCTGTCTCTAGGTTGATGATGCCGCCGGGCGTGTTGAGTTCGAGGGGGCGGGCGTCGAATTCTTTTGCCATTCGGGCTACTCGCCGGTCGGTGCTGGCCAGGGATAGGCGGCCGGTTATGCCACTGTTTTTGAGGGCGGCTTTTTTCCAAGTTTCTTGTTTAGTGTCTTGGGGTTGGATGGTTCGCGCGTATTGGCGGGCGAGGTCGCGCACGTAGCCGCCGTCTGTGGGGTGCCATTGCCATTTGTGGCCGTCCCAGTGCAGCCATTTTGCTCGGTCCGCGCAGTAGGCGATTTCGTTTTGGTAGGTTTCGACGATGTTTAGCGCGTCGTAGTCTTCTGATCCTTCGATTGATGTGGCGGTGTTGCCGGGCATGGGAATTACTGTGGCTACAGTGTTACCTTCTACCACTTCTTGTTCCGCGCTTGTGGTGGGTGTGGGGTTGTTTTGGCGTTGGGGGATGTCTAGGACGATTTTTTCGCCTGGCTTGCCGTAGCCCTGCTTGGCCAAGTCTTTAGCGCAGGCTTGGTGGTCACCTGCGTAGTTGAGGATGGCGTGGGCGTGGAATTTAGAGATTGGTGTTTCAGTGTCGAATTCGGTGGAGGTGCTGAAAACGTAGAGGCGGTCTGCGTCGTCTGCGTGACCGGTGGTGGCGCTAATACCTGGCGTGGTTTTGCCTGGCCTGCGCCAGTAGGTTGTGCCCGCATGGTCGGTGTATAGGAGGGTCCACCCGTGAGGTTCGAGGATGTCTTGCCATGTGGCTTTTTGGTTGTAGTCTTCCCCTGGCTTCACACCCTCACTGTCTAAACCGTTCAGGACTGCGGGCGTGAGTGTGGGTTTCTCGGTGGGTTTCTCGATTGGTTGGTCGAGGGTTTTGAAGAGGCTGTGGAGTGCTTCTACTTCATCCCCGGTGAAGGTGGGAACGGTTGTGGGGTTGCCGAATAGACTGGTCCACGCGCGGCCGGTTTCGTGGTGCGTGCCCGGCGTGGGGGCGCAGATGCTGTAGCCGCCTTCGCCTCTGGTTTCGGCTAGGACTTGGATTTTCTGGTTGGGGTGGGTTTCAAGCTCGTTGAGCGTGCTTTCGCGGCGTGCTAGTTTCGTGTTTCCGGCGACTGGCTGTGCGGAGCGGAGGTAGTAGTGGATGCCGCCGCTGGGGGTGGCTTCGCTCCATCCTCGGGTGAGGCGCTGCCATAGCCCGTCGAGTCCACTGTTTTCGGCGAGGTCTTTTAGGTGGCTGATTTCGTGTGCGGCGCGGCCTTCTAGCTCGATCATTTCGAGATTGCCACTAACCCTGCCAGTGATGATTGCCAGCCCATAGTTGGTGCCTGTAAACCATTCGCGCACCTGCTCGGCGGTGGCGGGCACCTGTTGGTATTGTTTCCACGCTACGGCGGGGCGTTTGCTTCCTTGCTCGTTGGCGGGGTGGATGGGGATGACGCTTATACCCATAGCTTGGGCTTGTAGTGCGGTTTCTAATACTGGGTTTTCCACTCGTATTTCCCCTTCTAGTGGCGCGTGTCTTGTTTGTTTGGTGGCCGTCCCGCTGCTTGCAAGCGGGTGCCCAGCTGGTTCTGGTCGGCCCATTAATGGCGGTTACTTGCTGTTGTTGATGATTTGTTGGACTTGATCTGCTGGCAGGCCGAGCGCGCTAGCGATCGTTGCCGGGTCCATGCCGTTGGCGGCCAGGTTTAGGACCTGCTGGGCTTGGTCTATCTGTTGGTTTACGGCTGCTACTTGCGCGGGCGTGGTGGGTGCTGGCGCGTTCCACGGGTTGGTGGTTAGCACCGGTGCCTGCGGGGCTGGAGCCTGTTGCATGGCTTGGTTCAACTCCGCCTTGGAGGGCGGAATAATCTCGTACTCGAACACCTTCTGCTTAAACATGTTCTTCTTGCCCTGCACCTGCTCTTCACCCTTGTAGGTGATGGTGAAGTACGCGCCAGGCAGTAGCACTTCTGACGCCTTATTCGAACCAGCGTTACGGATAGCTGTTGCTAGGGCTTGTTTCTGGGTGCCCCAGGTTTTGATGTATGCGCTGCGCATTCCGTCATCGTCTGGGTCTGACGGGTCTGCTTCACACTGGATGGTGAGCACGATTTGACGCTTCACATCCCCACTAGGCCAAGTGTCCAGCTCGTTCGTCCCGTACTTGTACACGTTTCGCATTTGCGCGTCTTTCAGCACGCCACCGGCAGTGAAGCCGGGTTGAGCGCCGGTGGGGACGATGTTGGCCTGGCTGCCGCGCATGGCCTGGTCTAATTCCTGTTCGAAGGTTTCGAAACTCATGATTTTCTCCTACTTTCTTTTTGCTTGTTTGTTAGAGGTTTAGGTCGACGCCTTGGTAGGTGTCGATTCTTGGCTGGTAATCCGCGTATTTGCGACAGTCCCAGCACCCGTCCGCACGCGGCAAACCCGTAATAAAACTGTCGGCGTTGCCCGCGCGGTTTGCGTGTTGGAGGCGCGCGTAAAGCTGGTTCACGCGGTTGAGCGCGTCGAGTGCGATTTGGGGCTGGTAGGGCTCATGCCACCAGAATCCGTCAGACATTTTTGATCTCGTGCGGGGTAGGAAGTAGATCGATACGTGTTTGACTGGGATGTCCGCGTCGTTCCACCCTTTGGCGTATAGGTGGGCTTGGATTCGGTATTGGTGGGAGGGGCCGTGCCGGTATTTTCGGAGGCTGGCTTCTCCTACGAATTTCCAGTCGATCGTCATTCCTGTTCGCGTGTCTAACAGGTCGGTTGAACCCCAGATTTGCTGGCTGCCGACTTGGCCTACCATTACGGGCGCTTCAGTCAAAAACCGATGTTCACGCCCACCCTGTTGTTTCTCGTAGTTGTTGAAGAAGGTTTCGAACAGTAGGTGTGCGCCGGTGCCGATGGTTGACGCCCATGGCGTGCCATATTCTTGTTTTTCCCACCCGGCTAGGCGCGCGGTTAGGCAGTGGTCGCACGGGTTGCCGATTTCGGACGGGCCGATCGTTTTTTGTAAGGACCTCGGCTGGTTGGTGATCGCATTTTGAATGATCCGCGTAATCTCACCCGTGGCCGCCACGGGGTCCGCCGTGGGGTTGATGGTTTGTGTGTAGGCGAGTGCAGGCATCCTTTGTCTCCTTCCCTTTGGTTGTGGGGTTATGGGAGTTGGTTTTCAGTGATTTCCCATGTGGGGCATGACGAGTCTGTGATCGGCCTCCCGTGCTGGTTGATGGCGATGGTGGGCCCGTATTTGTTGGTAAATCCTGCGACTACTGCCTTTTTGTAGACTTGAATGTCTTGATGGTCTGCGATCTTTGCCAGGATCAGCATTCCTGGCTGTAGGCGGTGGAATGGGACTGGTTTTAGCTGCATTATTTGACTCTGATCTGGCTCGTGGTTTGCGTATAGTAGCCGCGAGTGTCCAGGTAGTCTGGCGCGAAGTTCTGCTTGACTAGCCCAGTGTCGAGGGACTGCTTGTACAAGTGGGGGTACTGTGCGGGCGGGAAGTCAGTGGCGAGTTTGCGCGCGTCTAGCCGGCGGGTTGGTTTCGTGACGGTGAGGCTGTGGTCTCCTGCCGCGTAAGTGCCTGGCTCATATTCGTTGCGTAGGTGTTCTTCTAGCTGTTCGGCTTGCTGTTTTAGCGTGGCGATTTGGTGTTTGATGTCGAGTAGCTGGGCGAGTACTGCTTCTAGCTGGCTCACTTGTGGCTCCTGTCTTTGCGGGATTGTTTGGTTTCGTCGTTGATTCCGATACTCGCGATGGCTAGGCCGCCAATGTGGCTTGCCAGGGCGTAGCCCGCGTAAGCGGACTGGGGGTCGAAGGTGGTGAAGTAGATCATGATCGTTCCAATCAGGAAGAAGACTGCTCCAGTGAGGATTAAGTGGATGTTGCGGGGTTGCATCATTGTGGGGGTCTCCTATTTACCAGGGGTTTTCGTTGATGAAAGTTTCGAGGGCTTTGCGACTGACTCGCACTGTCCGGTCCTTGCGGAAGGCTTTGAGTGAATGGTCGGCGATCCAGGATTGGACGGTTGGTTTGGACACGTCCATTAGGGTGGCGACTTCGTCGACGGTTAGAAACATTTTCGTGTCGAGCTGCATGACCATTAGTGCGCGCCTCCTTTCAGGTCCTTGTTGAGGAAGTCTTCGTTGATAAACACGATCGGGCGAACCTTCAGGACGCTACTGACTGCCTTCGCTGTCTCGACGGTCATGCCACGTCTACCGGCTTCGATATTCGATATGAGGGCCTGAGAGATGTTCGCGTGCTCGGCAAGCTCTGACTGAGTTACTTGCCTTGCTTCTCGGATGAAGCGGAGCGTCTCTCCCACCCTCCGCCATTCCGGTTTATTACTTTCCATGTAATAACCATACGATTATCTGTAATTAAAAGCAAGTAAACTTCATGAAATGTAATAAACCGCTTTGCCGCGCTTGCCAGATTCTGTATTATTACGCGAAATATAACACCGGTGTAGTTTCCGCATTATTACACCAAATGTACGAAATGAAATAAGATGACTATATGAACGGAAAGCAAGCATTTGCACG